AATGGCCTGATCCGATTGTGGGACTGAGCGTTCCAGCTTTACCTGTTGAAGCTCCGATAAGTCCCTATTACGCTTGCGTAATTCTTTATAATATTTTGGATGTTTAAATGTATGCATTAGTGCTTCCCGTAACTTACAACTTTTATTTCAGGATTCCAGCACATTCGACAATCTTTACACTTGCCGCCCTGCTTCGGCGCCGGGCAGCTTGCATCCTTGTCAACAACCATTGAAGAGTTGGGCCAGCTGTCCACCCGCTGCCCCATCATTGGCGGGCTGAACCTGATCACCAGGTTAGCTGGTTTCCGGTCTAGCTCGTTCTTGATCCATGCTTCACGGGTCGGGAGCCAGTGATTGGTGTCAGGTGTTGCTTCACAAATTTTATAAATGTTATTCAGGTGCTCCAGGTCTTGGACGTCGCCTGCATCGTGCCAGCGAAACCACTTTTGACGCTTGATGATTGTTATCATTGCTTCAACCCATAGCGGTGACTTCATTGCCTCCAGCCTTCTGTATTGAGCTTCTTTAATTGCTTTGTATCTTGTGTAGTTACCCTTCAGAGCATAACACATGCTGCAGACACTACCTTTAATTTTTCTGAGCTTGGATCCGGTCTTGCATTCCCACGCTGGCAGGCTGTAACTCAGGCCAGGCATCTTAGACGTTTTTGTAAATGAGTCTGTAATTTTAATTGCTTCTTTTACTTTCATACTTTCTCCTTTATTCTCCTATAACACATCCCGGGCTGCTTGTCAAGCTTGCGGCTTGGAGCTTGCGGCTTGAAGCTTGCAAAAAACTTCTCGCAGCTTCGCAGGTAACCAGCCGGCAATTGTTTATGGTCCTGAGTAAACCAGGGAAGCAGGTCATCGTGTTTAATTCTTTTCATAATATCCTTTCTGTTGTGCCTGACGTGCTGTACTGGGACATCCACTTATGTACAAATCTCCGGGCCTCATCTAGTTTCAGTTGCCACCCGCCAGGTCTTATTATCCTTATACCAGGATAATCCTGGATGTCAAGCTTGAAGCCTGCGGCTTGTAACTTTTTTTACTTTAGAATGATTTTTAGAATCATTCTAAACTGCCCCGGTGATCAGTGGTGGTCGGCAACGAAGCTAATCGTTACATCCGTCGGCCACTGATCCCAGGTCCAACAGTCGGTCTGCGCAGTTAACTACCTTTATTGGACCAGGGATCAGCTGATCCCAGGTCTAACCAGCGCGGTTCGATAATCGCTACTTATCTGGTTTCCTTTATCGCTAGACCAGGGATCAGGACCAGCGGGGGCACACGCGTGCGCCTTGCCACTGATCCCAGGTCCATTAACGTAGCCACGGAATAATCACGGGTATCAATGGACCAGGGATCAGCACCCCAACGAAGACGGCCTTTAGCAGGCGGTGTGACGTGGGGTCTTTACCCGAAAGTTTATAGTTTTATTCAGCGATAAACTTACAAATGAGGCTGATATATCCTATATAGTCCTTGACAATAGTATTGTCAACTGATATTTTAAAAATAATTAACGAAAGGAAAATATATGTCAAAACAAAAAAGACAAACTCTCAACGCTGAAAAAAGAAATTCAATAGCGAATGAATTTCAATTGTATTGGGAACGAGAAGATAGTCCTGTCATGCAGAACTATAACAAAGCAAAAGAAAATTACAATCATGTAAGACAACAAATGAAAAAATTTGTTGAAGTGGTTGTAAGAAATTATCAACCAGAAGAAGATATCGAAACAGTTAGAGCTATGAATAATAAATATGGTCGTAGTGGTGGAGAATTATACCATGATAATTGTTTTCAGTTTAAATATAATTATCAAAAGGTCGATAGCGACGGCGAAGTACAAGATGATTATGATACTGTCGGTGTCAACTTTGGTTTAGATGATAACAGACATTTTGGATATGCTTATTACCGAAATGAATTAAAGGCAAAAGGTTTTAATCCAGATTTTATTTATCAATGGAGTGATGAAAAAAGAAATCCTAGATACTATGAGTGTGAAGAACAATGCGATAAGTTTTTAGGTTATCGTAATTCATCTAACGAGGATAAGTCACTAGCCATTAAACCAAATGCCGAGTGGGAAAATGATTTTAAACTTTGGGTAATTGGTTCTAGTTATTGTCATTCTCGACAGTTTAAAGTTAATGAAACAGATTATAAAATCTTGAATACTTATAATATTGCAAGAGATAATTTGATAATGGCTCACGAAAAAATATTTGACTACACTAATGAGAAGATGAAAAAACTTAGATTAGGTTTGAAGTCATACAGATATTTCGATCAAGCAAAATCTTTAGCAGATAAATTGGGAGTACCTCTAAATGAAAGTATCTTAAATGAAAGTAGTAGTTTAGCCCTGTCTGTTTATAGTCCAGAAAATTTGGCAAGTCTTTTGGAAGATAAGGTCGAAATGACTAGAGAAGAAAAAATCGCTATGTTTAAGGCGCAAGAAAAAGAACAGTTAGTCACACATTAACTGTTGACATATTAGGGACTTTCCTATAAAGTCCCTAATATAACAGAAAGGATAATATGAAAACATTTTACATAACTTACTACTCAAACAAGGATAAGAAACACATTACAAGAAACGGAAAGCATGATGACAAGTCTAGATATGGCACATCTAAAAAAGGTGTACCTTACTATGTCTATTATGATCTAGATGCACATGGATATAGAACTGCAACTACAGCGTGGAAAGTGAGGCATTAAATGTATAACTGGTGCCATGGTCCTAACTGCCATAAATCTCACACCCTTGACAGGGTGCGAGGAGGTAAAGGAAATAAAGTTTTAAGAACTCGTAAGATTAGAGAAAACAATTGGAATAAGGATACTGTCTGGTCCCACTTTTGTAGTCAAGGTTGTTGGACTGACTTTATGAATGAACATTGGTCAAGAGCCATTGCCCTAGGTCCTAGAACCGAGTGCCTTGAAACACCTATCGAGGACCCTAAGAAAGTTACTCGTGAAACTAGTTATGGTTATACTTATACAAATACAGAAATAGTTGAGAAACAAGTTGACAACAATGGACCAAATGGTATAGGATAATCCTATTAACAGAAAGGAAAATATGACTAAACAATTAAAAAAAGAGTTTTTACCAGGTGGCTCTAAAAGACAATACATCCTGGACAAGGCTGTTGACTATTTAAAGTCTCCAGGCCTACAATCAAACAAACATATGTTTTGTATCGATATACTTAAGATGACTGAAACCGAGTATCTTGAGGCATTAAACAAAGCAACGAACGGTGGAGTTGTGGAGGCAGCATTATGGAACTAAACACTAAATCAAGTGAGTTTAAGATAATCGAAGACTCAAAGGATGAGCCGACTTTAGAGTCGGCTCAAGAATTCGTTGGTGGTAATGTAGAGGGTATTACATTCCCTAACGGTGATTATTTAATTGTTAATGAAGAGGGCAAGTTAATTGGCTTGCCATTAAATCCAGAGGCTACATTATTGTGGCGTGCAACATTCGACAATGATAATTTTATAACAGGTAGAAAGGACTTCGTTGCAGGTCCTGCTATCCTTATAAAGCATAAGGCGCTCAAGCGTTGGGCGGCTTAGCCTTTCTGCCCTGGCGCTAACGCGCCAGGGGTCCCGAACCAATATCAAATATACTTTTTAACTTAGACCCCATCCCCCCTTTTTTGTAAAAGGGGTCCCACTACTCTAGGTTGTATTGCTTGATTTACAGAGTTATAGCTGGTAAAAACATATTGAACATCTTAAATAGGGTGCAAAAAATTTTTTAAAAAATTTTAAATGAATTTAAATAACGTAGACATAAGTAAACTGCCATCAGATATCCGTAGGCAGTTCAAACAACTGCAAGTGTTACATGCAGAAAAGAAAATACAAGGCAAAGCAAAACAAGACTTCTTATCTTTTGTAAAATGTATGTGGCCCGATTTTATAGAGGGGTCCCACCACAGACACATAGCTGACAAATTTAATAAACTTGCATCGGGTGAAATAAATCGATTGATCATTAATATGCCTCCTAGACATACAAAATCTGAGTTTGCATCTTATTTGCTACCAGCATGGATGGTGGGCCGTGATCCAAAGCTCAAGATTATACAAGCAACACACACGGGTGAATTAGCTGTAAGGTTTGGTCGTAAAGCAAAGAACTTAATCGATAGCGATGACTATGGAAAAATTTTTCAAACAAGATTACAAGAAGATTCAAAAGCCGCTGGGCGTTGGGAGACAGCCCAAGGTGGAGAATATTTTGCTGCTGGTGTGGGTGGAGCTATCACAGGTAGAGGTGCAGATTTACTTATTATCGATGACCCACACTCAGAGCAAGATGCGTTATCTCCTTCAGCATTAGAGAGTGCGTACGAGTGGTATACATCAGGACCACGTCAGCGTTTACAACCAGGCGGTAAAATTGTACTCGTCATGACGAGATGGAGTAACAAAGATTTAACAGGTAAGTTAATACAGAACCAGAAGGAAGCTAAAGCTGATCAGTGGCACGTGGTCGAATTTCCGGCGATCATGGACCACGGATCAGATCCAAAACCTGTATGGCCTGAGTATTGGAAGTTAGACGAGCTTGAGAAGGTTCAAGCAACACTGCCCACGGGCAAATGGAATGCACAGTGGATGCAGAATCCAACGAGTGAAGAAGGTGCAATATTAAAACGAGAATGGTGGAGGATTTGGGAACACGATCACATTCCAACATTACATCATGTAATACAATCTTATGATACGGCTTTTTTGAAAAAAGAAACAGCGGATTACTCAGCTATTACAACATGGGGTATATTTTATCCAGATGAAGACTCAGGTGCTAATCTTATGTTACTTGATGCAATAAAGGGTAGATATGAGTTTCCAGAACTTCGAAGACTTGCCTTAGAGCAATATGATTATTGGAAACCAGAATCTGTCATTGTTGAGGCAAAAGCATCAGGTTTACCACTTACATACGAGCTTAGAAAGATGGATATACCTGTAATGAACTTCACACCATCAAAAGGCAACGATAAGCATGCCCGTGTAAATGCTGTTGCACCTTTATTTGAATCTGGTATGATATGGGCTCCGGAGCAGAAATTTGCAGATGAAGTCATTGAAGAGTGCGCTGCGTTTCCGTACGGTGATCATGATGACTTGGTCGACTCTACAACTCAAGCCATTATGCGATTCAGACAGGGCGGTCTGATCGATCACCCTGAAGATTATATTGACGAGCAAGTTGAGAAACAACAACGGAGTTATTATTAGATGGCAAATAAATACCATAGACAAGGATTTAGAGCAGCAGGTCTTGTTTTAAGTAAACTTGCAAAAAAGAAAGGTAAGACAGACTTTGAAAAATTTTTTGAAAATGTTTACACTCCAGATAAAACTGGCAACAAAGATAAAATGATAGATGCTTTAAATAGAGCTATCAAAGGAGAAAGTAAAAAGAAAAAGAAAAAAGGTATAACACCACCAGATGAGGGTGGCACGGGTAGTATTAAAGGTGGTGGAGAAGACGCTGTAAGATTTTATAATAGAGTTATGACAGGTAGAATTGGTGGCACTAAACCACAAGAAATGCCAAGCAAAGAATTTATTAAAAAATTTTTGGATAAGAAAAAATAATGGCGATTAAAGGAATAGATATAATTAGAAGGTGGGTAATACAAACTCGTCTCAAGGAACAAGGTAAACAAGGTGGTGTCATGATCACTTTACCTAAAAAAGATTTTGTAGATTTAAATACAAGCGTCACCGCAGAAAAATTAATGCGAAACGGTGTGGATCCAAACTCAATCACAAGTGTAAATCAAGTTGAAAATATAATTAATCAAATAAACAAACCTAGAGTTGTTTCTCAAGGCGATCCTGAGTTCTCAGGTATCATGGGTAGGTTGACAGGTAGTAATGTTATCAAACGTGATTTTGGAAAACCTTTTAAAGAAGAAATAAAAAAGATGGAATCAGAATCTGAGATTGCTGAAAGATTAACAAAAGGAAATAAACAATCTGTACAAAAATTAAAAATGCAAAAAATGTTGGACGAAGCAATAGAAGATGCATCACCAGGCTTTGCAAACGACATAAAAGTTGATGCAGATCTTGTTGCAGAAAACTTAGCGGAAAGAATGGGTAAAGTATACGATGATCTTCCCACAAAAGAAAGATTGAATCTTTACGATCAAGCATACACAGGTTTATCAAAACAAAGATTTAAGGGTATGAGAAAACCAGATGACGATCCAGAAGATCTGGCAACAGGTGGTCGTGCAGGATTTAAGATGGGTAGACGTGCTTTCTTAAAAGCTTTGGGCGCGGGACTAACAGGACTTGGTGCAGCTAAAACAGGGATCTTTTCTGGTTTTGGTAAAGAAGGAACAAAACAAGTTACAAAAGAAATTGTAAAGACTCCACCAGTCCCTGGTAAACCAGAATGGTTTGATAGTTTAGTTAACAAAGTAATCGTACAAGGTGATGATGTAACTAAAAAATTTGCAACTAAAGAACGTCAAGACGTTCACAAATTACAGATAGATGAGATGGACGATGTCACAGTTTATAGAAATTTAGATGATGGTGAGATTAGAGTATCTTACGATTCACCTAACAATATGGGTGAGCAACCTGTAGATTTAGTATTTAAACCGGGAAAAGGTCAAACTGATGAAGTAACAGGAAAAGTTTCAGATGAGTTTTATGCGGTGGAAGTAGAACCAAGAGGAGTTAGAACAGGGCCTGATGATTTTGATATAGAGTTTGACGGAGAAAATTTAGCAAGTAGTGTTGATGAATTAGTATCTGACACAAGTAAATTAAAAAAAGTTGCAACAGATAAAAAACCTACAATGGAAGAATTTGTAATATCTAAAAATAAAAAAGATAAAACTAAAGCAATAAACGAAGATCAAGTAGAACAAGCTGAATACTTAGAAAGTAAATATGGCCCTGGCCCTGAAGGTCCAGATGACTTTGCATCAGGTGGTATCGCTAGAATGTTAGGTGAGTAATGTCAGACATACAAGAAAAAATCTTAGAGTTAATGGATCTTTTTGACGATGATGAAGTTACAACCGCTAACAAAATACCAAGACCACAATCATCTTTAGACAAAGAAGCATTTGACGATTTTAACATACGTAATCCTTTAGCAGGTGGTGGTAGAATTGAATTAAGACGTGGTTCTAAACCACTATATCAAAATGTAGAAGGTCAGCCCCATATTAAAAGACATCCAGTAAGTAAAAAATATTTAGTTACAAGAAGTGTTATGAGAGATGGAAAAAAAACGCCTCAGTACAAAGGTAATATTAATACTTTAAATGAAGCCATAAAAATTAGAGATGCTTTTGTAGAGGATTTACCTTCTGAAACAACAGCACAAACTAACATACGAACTAAAAAAGCAAAAGGAGTGTTAGATGTTAAAGAACTTCAAAAAGCATCTAAATTTTTTTATAAAAGAGGAGAAATAAGTTCTCCTAATTATTTAGATTTGAAAGGAGCAGAATTAAGAAAAATATATGATAATGTATCAGGAGGAGCAACACCTGGAAAATTTAGTAAAGATACTCAATATAAACCTCTTAAAAAATCTCAACAAAATAAAATTTTAAAACAATTTCCTGATGCAGATTTTGAATTATATAAATTTGGATTTAATCCAAAATCAGATGCACAAAATTTTAATGTTGTAAAAGAATTCGTAAAACGAGGTTACAAACCAGCATTTTATAATGTTAAAAACCTTCCAAAAAAAACTCAAGATATTATTATTGAAGCTTTTGGAAAAGAAGCCACAGACTCAGGCATTGATTTAAAATTTGGTTTAGGTAGAAAATTTGGAATTACTCCTAAAGAAAATAAACAATTATATACCACAATTAGAAATTTTGTTGAAAACTCAAGTAGAGAATATCCATATGCATTTAGTTTGGATAAATCAGAAAACTGGATAATAGCTCAAATGGCAAGAGCTTCCAAAAATAATTCAAGATATGACGTTATAACAAATAAAAATGGTAAAATAATTGGAGCTATAGAAGACGGCGTTGAATATTATCACGCTAATTCTAAAATTGGTAATGTCATTACTAATCACCCCGAAGCTAAAAAAATTTCTAAGTTTGTATCTATTGCAAAAAATGCAAAAGCTAGCATCCCACAATCTCTTATAAAAATGTTTCCAAAAGGTTTTGATAGAAATTTATTAAGAAGTGATAGAGCTTATAATGATTTATTACAATGGTTAGATAATTCTAAAGGAAGAAGAGTTACTGCAAACGCTATTCAAGTTCACCATGGCGGAGCAGGTGGAGTAACAGGTAATCCAGCTTTAGCAAAAGACTTACAGTTATTGACAAGACAAGATAATTTAACTGCTGAAGTAATTAAAAATCAAATTTTAAAAAATGATTTTTCTAGAGTGCAAGAATTAAAAGATAAAGGCATTAGGTTAAATGTTGGTGGTAAAGAATATGGAGCGGGTTTTGAAACCGCACAACAAGGCATAAAAAGAATTGAAACACAAACTGGAGCACAATTAAGAGAAAAATTAAAAGCAGACCCTAAACTTAAAGATTTTGAAAAATTTTTAAAAAAAGACATATCACAAAGTCTACTAAAACTTGCTTCAACAGTAACTGATCGGTGTGCAATAGGAAATGCAGATGGTGGTCGTATAGGTTACAGTTTAGGAAGTGAGTCTTGTTTAAAAATAGGTAAACAGGCTTTAAACAATGGTATAAAAAATGGTTTTCAAAAAGGAAGTCAACAAGCACTTCTTGCAACTCAAATTATAAATGCAGGTAAAGGTTTAAAAAATATGGCATCAATAAGAGGGTTACTTGGACCACAAGCCACTCTTTTATTTGCAGCAACAGAAGCAGGTTTAATTGGTGCTGATATCTTAACAAAAGGTAAAACATTAAAAGAAGCGGTAGCTGACAGTTTAATAAATCCAGCGCTAGGTCCAAAATTAAAACAAGATTCAAAAAAATTATTTGTAGAGAGATTAAAAAATTTAGGTGTGTCGGATCAAGAAATAGGAAAAGGTTTGATGTTTGACAGAATGGTTGAAGATGTAAACACACTTGACGATTTAATACAAAGAAGATCTATAGCTGATCAAAAAGTAGAGCAATCAAAAAAACTTTATCCAGCCGCTGTAGATAAAGAAGAAAGAGAAATACCAGGCGTTGGTGGTTTTAAATTTGATAAACCTTTTTTAAGTATTCCAGATGTTAGAGATAAAAGAAAAAAAGAAGCTAGTGATATAGCTATGGACATACAAGATATTTATAGAACAAGAGATAGAAATGTTTTAGATCTTTTTGAGGGTAAATTTCAAAAACCAGAAACTCAAGAAATTTTTGAACAAGCTGCAGCTCAAAAACAAGCGTTGGAAGGATTAGCAGCTGCAGATCAAGCACGTGCTGTTGCTAAAAATATTTATGGAAAATTCATACAAGGTCCAAGATCCAGAGAAAAAATGGATGAGTTAAGATCTAGATATTTTGATATGGCATTAGAAGATGCAAACCCTGCACTTTTTTCACCAATTCAAAGAGCAGGGGGTTTTACATCTGGTTTTGCAGATGGTGGTTTATCAGGTGGTGATAAGTCAGGACCACCACCAGAATCTGGACCCACACCTCATGGGTTGCCAGGCATATTAAAACGTGTTAAGAACATATAGGAGTAATAAATGGCAGAAATAGATAAAGGACTCCCGAACACTCGTACTAAACTTGAGATACCTTCAGATGAAGAGTTGCAAGAAGTAGCCGTTCAGGAAGAAGAACAAGATCCAAAAGGACCCGTAGAAGTCGTACCAGAAGAAGACGGTGGTGCAACAATCGATTTTGAACCAGGTGCAATTAATATACCTGGAACAGAAAATCATTTTGATAACTTAGCAGATATTTTACCTGACGATGTTTTAGAACCAATTGGTAATGAAATGGTTCAAAACTACATGGATTATAAAACTTCAAGAAAAGATTGGGAACAATCTTATACAACAGGTTTAGATCTTTTAGGTTTTAAATATGAAAATAGAACAGAACCGTTTCAGGGAGCATCAGGTGCAACACACCCAGTTTTAGCAGAAGCAGTCACACAGTTTCAAGCACAAGCATACAAAGAATTATTACCAAGCGATGGACCAGTAAGAACACAAATTATTGGTCTTAGAAATCCACAAACTGAACAACAATCACAACGTGTAAAAGATTTTATGAATTATTTAATTATGGATCAAATGAAAGAATACGAAGCAGAGTTTGATTCTATGTTATTTCATTTACCACTAGCGGGTTCTACTTTTAAAAAAGTTTACTATGATACAGCTCTTGGAAGAGCAGTATCAAAGTTTGTACCGGCAGATGAATTAATTGTTCCGTATACAGCTACCTCATTAGATGATGCGGAGGCTTTAATTCACACTGTTAAAATTTCAGAGAATGAACTAAGAAAACAGCAGGTCAATGGCTTCTACAGAGATGTAGAGCTAGGACCTCCTGGTACAGATTCAAATAACGAATTAGAGAAAAAAGAAAAACAATTAGATGGCACTAAAAAAACAGGAAAACAAGAACCTGTATATACTTTGTTAGAGTGTCATGTAAATTTAGATTTAGAAGGTTTTGAAGAAGTTGGTTCTGATGGTGAACCAACAGGAATAAAATTGCCCTACATAGTAACTGTAGAAGAAGGCAACCGAACAGTTCTTTCTATTAGAAGGAACTATGCGCCCGATGATCTAAAGAAAAATAAAATCCAATATTTTGTCCATTTCAAATTTCTGCCAGGACTTGGGTTTTATGGCTTTGGACTCATTCATATGATTGGCGGATTGAGCCGTACGGCAACGGCGGCTCTCCGTCAATTGCTAGATGCAGGAACATTAGCAAACCTGCCAGCAGGATTTAAACAAAGAGGTGTTAGAGTTAGAGATGAAGCAGCTCCAATACAACCAGGTGAATTTAAAGATGTGGATGCACCAGGTGGTAGTTTACGTGATGCGTTCTTTCCATTACCATACAAAGAACCAAGTCCTACATTATTACAATTACTTGGTGTGGTTGTTCAGGCTGGTCAAAGATTCGCGGCTATTGCTGACATGCAAGTGGGCGACGGTAACCAAGCAGCAGCTGTAGGTACAACTGTTGCATTACTAGAACGTGGTTCAAGAGTTATGTCTGCAATACACAAAAGATGTTATGCAGCTATGAAAGAAGAATTTAAATTACTTTCGAAAATAGTTTCACAATATCTACCACCAGAATATCCTTATGATGTTGTAGGTGGTGCAAGAAATATTAAACAGTCTGATTTTGATGATAGAGTAGATGTTGTGCCTGTTGCAGATCCAAATATATTTTCCATGTCACAAAGAATTACACTTGCACAAACACAATTACAGATAGCATCATCTAATCCACAACTACACAACATGTATCAAATCTACAGAAACATGTATAATGCAATTGGTGTAAAAGATGTTGATGCAGTTTTACCACCACCAGCACCAAACGCACCGATGGACCCAAGTATGGAACATATTAACGCTTTAGCTGGTAAACCTTTT